GACTTTGTAACACCGTGAGGGTTGTTGCGGTTCCCTGTGTGGTCTGTCAATGCACGACTATCTGCCTTACCATTCCAAGAGGTTCTCTCTTGTTGAGTAATGTGTTTAGTCGTATCTCTTGCGTGAGCGTCAAAATCGGTCTTGCTGGCTTGTTCCACGTTCGTCACATTTGCTAGACCGACTTGCTCTTTCGTCACACTATGCGGATTCTTTCGATTAGTAGTATGAGCGTTGAACTCCTGCTTACTAGCCTGTTCCACATTCGTGACATTACCCAATCCTACCTGTGTCTTTGTGACACCGTGAGGGTTGTTATGGTTGTTCGAATGGTTTTGAAAATCAACTTTACTTGCTTGTTCAACATTCGTGACATTCCCTAGGCCGACTTGTTCTTTCGTGACACTATGCGGATTGTTCCTGTTGTTAATGTGACCAGTTAAGTCTGATTGATTCGCTTTATTTGTTGTTTGATTCCCGATAATCGCTTCAAGGCCATCAATATCAGATACTTTGTGACGATGGGTTGCGTCAGCTTTCCCGTTCCATTTTGTACGTTCCTCAACCGATACATGTCGTGATGTATCTCTGCTATGATTGTCAATGTTATTTTGCAGCTTGGTTTCTGTTGATTTCAACTCAGAAATAGAGGCATAGACCAAATTATTAGCATTGTATTGAATGGTAATCTGACTATTCTTGCTAATAGTCGTGTTGAAATCATAATCTCGATATACATAAGCAGATGTTTTAGGAGGAATAACATCCCCTTGCTCTGCCCAGGTATACATATACATGAATTCTTCGTGATTGCCACGTTTTGCAAACACACCGATTTCATTGACAATCATCTCACGCTCAATCCGTGAATTATCCAATCGTGCCACGATACGAATTGTATCTGCTGTTTCAGTCGATATAGATTGTGCAACTTGTAGAGAATGAACTACTTGAGCTACATCGTTTTTCTTACCAGCGTCTGTCCGATGCCGACCGCTTCCCAAAGCAATCCGAGTAAATACTAACGGCTCTCTATTTTGAATAGCTAGAGCTGTTTCGCTACTTGCTTTATCGGTTAGTATCGGCTGGATAAAATATCCCATCTAATCGCTCCTTTCTTTAATTAAATCGAACTGTACGAACGTCTAAAAGCGTGTGTGCACCGACATAAATTGTGTTCATCATCGGTGCTTCAACTGAGAATTGGATCCCTAAGTGAGCAGGAATCAACTCACGCACATACTTTAAAAAACGGTTCAAATATCCAGTCGGCAGTTTTCCTAAAAATCGGATATGCACCGCTGAATCCTTGACTGTTACTAAGTTATTGACATTCGTAAAGCTCTTTGTAATTTTTTGTAAGCTCACTGAGTTAATTTTGATTTTGGAAGAAATTAAAGTGATTAGATACCGCCTTCGTTCTTCCAAATCGGTTGTTTTCGGTTTTACCTGAAGGGCCTTTTCCCACCTTGCAAGCCAGTCTTCTGTAGCTTCTGGCAACAGCATCAACCGTCTGGTATCAAAGATTAAGTCTGTAATCAATTCCAACTCTGGAATCTCAGCTTCAAACAAATCATTGATTGTTGGATCTAAGACCTCTGGTAAAGCCGATAACATACGATATCTAACGTGCGACATTGATAGTTACCTCCGTTAATTTAGGAAGCATAGTATTTGATAATTCGATACTTTGTTCCCTATCATTCAATAAAATACGGTCCACATCTCGAACCCCATTAATCCTGTCAATGATTGTGGCAACTTTATAGTTCCGAACCTCTTTTTCTTCAAATGCTTCTTCACGTAAGTATTTGATAAGTTGAGTTTTAGCTTCGTTCTTGATTGTTTCAATATCTACATCTTCATCGATCTTGATAGTTGCAGTAATACGAACATTGTAGCCACTTACAGACTGAACAGTCACATAAGCACCAATCGGAGCTACACCTAATCCGTGGCCACTTGGTTCAGGATCTAAGTAATTCTTGAACTTATTTACAAGTTCTGAACTAGCTTCATTGCCGTCGGCATCCGTAATAGATACACGAACCGTATTAGGTCCTTTCCAAAGCGGTTCAATAAGCGCTGAACCAACACCAACGAACTCACTTGCCCATTTCTTGTATTGGGCGATGTTCCCGTTTAAGGTCGGTGTTTTCAAGTATTCAATGGTACGCTTACGGAGTTGCTTATCCGTCTCTTCGTCTTCTCCTACGACGATAACAGAGCCGATTTCTGCTCCTTTAAAGTTGCTCAATACATCAATGTTGATGAGTTGACCTCTTACATAATTAGGAGCACTACCGACTTGTTCAGCTACTACACTATACTCAAATCCAGAACGACGCTCCAAGACACGGAAATTATACTCACTATTAACCACGCTGAAACGAGTTCCAAGCGGGATTTCCTGTTTAAATTGAACCAGTCGAACTGATGCCGTAGCTGGTAAGCGTTCAACTCCAAACTGTCTGCATAAACGAGTTAGGAAGATTCCTGTACTCGTATCTAAAAAGTTGACTTCCTCATACGATTTTAAGACCGTATACTGAATAGCAACTTCTCGAGCTGCAGGCGCAACTAGATTGTACAAGACAGACCCTTGTCTTTTGTCATACTTATCATCGAACAAGGCCAGCATATCCTCTAAAATTTCTGGATATGTTTTTACCTTTATCATCGTTTCACCTCCAAATCCATCTCAAATGTTCCAAAATCACTATCAACCATGAACTGTACATAAAACTCATCTTTCTTTACCTTAGTAGAAAAAGAATGAGCCTCATGAATCCTGTCGTCTTCATATAAGGCTTCTTTTATGCGCCGTGCAATATCCATCTGGGCATAATCCATATCCCCACCAAATAAAGCGTCTAACTCAACACCGTAGCGATGATCATAAATCGTATAGATGAACCGTTCAGTCGTCAGCATGCGTCTGATGGATTGCTTCAAAGCATGAATGCCATCTGTTTCTAGCAAGATATTGGTTTCATCTAGTGTTAAACTAGGCTGCTTCTTAGCTTCGACAACATTTTTAGCGATGTTTAAAAAGTTTGTTTTAGGAGTACTCATTCGTCAGAACCTCCTTTCGCTTTGCGCTTGTAGTGGAATATCTTCTTGTACAAGACATAATAAAACCCTCCACCATCTTGTCTGATGAGATGAAGGGTTTGCCCAACGTATTCAGGATCCAATGCCTCATCGGTCCATGTGACAGCAAGCATGGAATCATCCAAAATCAATTCATTGGTCAATTGGATTTTTAGTGGAGAAACCGATAAAACAACACCAGTCGTTATCTTTGCGAATTGGCGATTTTCAATGAAATTACTAATCAATTTCTTTAGATTTTCTATTACTTCCATCTATTCGCCTCCTGCCATAAATAATTTAATTTCCATCGTGTGCTTTTTATCGCTAAAAGAATGAGTTGCCTCTTCAATGACATACCATCCCTTCTTCTCAATATCCTTAACATCCACATAGACTGCATGACCTGCTAAAAAGTCAATACTTCCAATATCAGCTTTTAGACTGAAAGTTTCTTTGGGGCGGTTTTTCATCTTCAAGAGCATTTCGCCCCATTGTTTGATTTGCCCCTCAGTTGCTTTCTCATCCACTTTTTTCATGTACTGGAGTTTCCCCCAAGCTCCGATATTGTAGCTGTCCTGATAGATGTAGACCTCTCTCTTTTTGGTTTCTTTGTTCTCTTGGATCAAGCGAACAATATTAGCACTATCCTCAATCGAACCTTCAAACTCAAAGCTAGACATAAAGGATTCATTTCCGATAATGTACTGGATTGGTAAGTTTTTCGGAGTCGTTAGTGTCAACTCTCCGAACTTGTCATACAAAACCAGCAATTCTCCACTTTGCACCAAGGTCTCATCCATGGCCTCTTGGATAATATCCAGAGCCTTCTTATCTTCCTTCAACTGAGGTGATAAGGTCACGGCTGGGGCTTTTAGTTCCCCGACCTTCAAGTCAAAATCTCCTGCGATTGCCGAGACGATTTGATTGACGTTTTTGTCCTTGGCAACAAAGTTGATATTGCGTAACAAGTACTTTATCTGGTCGTGGAAGGTCAAGGTTGTTTTGGTATCTTTTTCGTACTTGATTTTAGTCAAATAACCAAAGAATACCTCTTTATCATCTAGCTTGAAAGCGAGTGGAGAACCGTATTCAAAGGCTACTTTTGTAGAGTTGTACAAGCTAATCTCCACGCTCCAAGCTGACCCTTTTCTAGTTGTCTTGAACTCAACTTTTTCAGACACAGTTGCTAAATCCCATGTATCTCCAGTTTTATTGTTCTGATAGAATAATTGCATCATGGTATCACAAACTCCTGTCCAGGATAAATCCAATGAGGGTCTTTGATTTTGTCTTTGTTGGCTTCGTAAATTTCAGTATATCGGCTGCCATCTCCGTAAAATGTCTGAGCAATTCCCCAAAGAGTATCGCCACTCACAACCGTATGGCTTTTTTGAGCAGGTTTCTCAGTCGTAGGGCTACGTTCCTCCGTAGCTTTCGCCTGCGGTTTCTTTTTAGTAGCCTCAAGCGCTTGCTTGTCTTTGATAGTAACCTTCCGTGGTTTATGAGACCGATATTGTAAAAACTTAATCTTGTATATCAGGTCATTTTCATACCCTGTCTTGGTAGAGACATCGAACTGTTCCACTAGAAATTTCCCGTTAATGGCAGAACCAAAAGCACCCCCAATCATGAGTTGAATAGGAGTGCCTTCCGTCTTAAATTTACGAATAGATGATACAAAGGATTCTGGAGAAACACGGCTATTCCGTTGGTAATTTCCGTCGTATCTTCCACTAGGAATAAAGGATTCAAACTCAATCGATTGAAGCTCTGGATTTCCGACAAGCGGAACGTTACCAGTATCGATGATAGCGACCGTCTCAATTCCTTGCTTGTCCTCCAGTTTGATTTCTTCTGGATTCACTGGCAATTTAATGCCTTCAATAAATATAAACATCTGCTACCTCCTTCCTAGTAAGCCATGAGTCCGTCAGCGCCATTATTCAAAGCGTCTACAATAGTTGCATTCAAATCATCCAATACGTTAGCATACTGGCCAGCGTTGTTAATGGAGTCAATATTGGTGACAATCTCTGGTTTCAAGGTAATGAAGTTCTGTTGCCACTTCATGGTCGCGACATCCTTAATTAACTTGATGTATTCATCGTCCAGTTTGATTTCATCTTCAATCTTGCCGACTTTATCTAATTTACCACCAGTTGGATTGTGGCCACCACCGCCTTTTCCTCCGTCTCCTTGTCCAGGTACTGAACTTGCTGGGCTGAGTTCATAAGGTGTTTTTCCTTGGTCGCCCAAGAAGTTGTTTCCTGCACCGTTGGCATCACCAGCTCCTTTGAAGAAACCACCTACAGCCTTATCGATACCTTTACCGATTTCATACCCTTTATTAAAGGCTCCCATTCGGTCTCCAAGTTCAAGATAATTTAGTTGTGGAGTGTCAAGGTGAGGAGTTTCTAAACTAGCTTTGTGTTGTTTCAGACCATCTGCCAAGTGCAGACCTTCAAAGGTTTTTTTGACTGGTTTCTGCATACTATCAATTGCACCAGCGATATTTCCAGCGAAGTTACTTCTGGTTAGTGAGACTGAACCAACTGCTTTGACGTTCAACCCAAGACCATTTAAGAACCCTATCATCTTGTTAAATCCGCCAAGAACAGAGTTAATCATACCCTCAACTGCACCAATAACACTATTGACCATATTATCTACGAAACCTGCAATAGCGACAGCCATATCACGGCCGCCTTGAGCGATATCATACCAAGCGCTTTGAACTTGGAAAGACATCTCGTTCCATAAGTTAACAGCACCAGTAACAAACCAGTCGATAAAGTCTAAAATACCTATCAAAATAGTTAAGATAGCCTGATATAGAAACATCCAAAATTCTATTGCGGTATTAACATACCAAAAGACGCCTTGTAGCATCATATTAATCACCCAGATAGCTGCATTGGCAATACTAAGAAGTATATTCCAAATGGTCATTCCTAGGTAAAATATAGCCCCTATAATGATTCCTGTAGCCGATACGGCTGCACCAGTAAGATTGTTAAACCATGCAACTAAGGCATAGAAGAGGCCGATAAGAATAATGACTGCCATCACAATCAACATGATTGGGTTCATTGCCATTACTGCATTAAAACCAGCCATTGCTGTTTTAGCCGCGTTGGTAGCAATGCTAAATAGTTTAGTGGCGATTTCCGCTGCATTCATCGCAATTACATAAGTCCCTATAACGAATGCCACAGCGATAATAATCGGTTGAATGACAGACCAGTTATCGATGACAAATTGAGCAATCGGCGCCAACATACTCCAAACAGCCCCAATCATATCCATAGCAAAAATAACGGCTTGGACGACATATTGAAGCACCGTGGCTACAATCTGGGCAAATCGTTGGAAAGCCGACGAGTTCACTATCTGATTAATCTTAATCGATATCGGCTCAAGAGCCTTGGTCACAAAGTTCAGGAAGTTCTGCCATGCCCTGCCCCATGTCATTGGCATGTTGCGGAATTGTTGATCAATCGCTTCGCTTGCATCCAGCATGGCAGTTTTGACAATGTCGGCCGTAATCTTCCCGTCTGCTCCAAGTTTTTTAACCTCACCACGGCTAACGCCTAACTTGTTTGCAATAGCTTGGATTAATGCTGGAGAAGTTTCAGCAAGAGAACGCAACTCGTCACCCTGCAACTTACCACTAGCCATAGCCTGAGTAAGCTGAAGCATGGCGTTTTTTTGATCTTCGATGCTTGCACCACCGACTACAAAGGATTTATTCATAGTTTCCAAAAAAGCAATTGTTTCACCGTTGTTTTGGAAAACATCGCCAGCTTGCATCCTCATCTTAGCGACACCGTTCGCCATGGTTGTATAGGCAGAACCTGTACGCTGTGCGGATGTATAGATAGACTTTTGCAGTTCCTCTGTCGACTGCGTACCATCACGAATCATATCTAAACGAGCGTGCATATTGGCATACTCGTCTGACATGCCTATAGCTTGTTTGGTAATTTTACCGACTGCAATACCAGCTAAAGCGGTCTTCAACAAACCTTTCAAAGATACTAACTTACTTAGTTTGTTAGAAGCGTTATTCGAAGCATTCCCTAAATCTCTTAGAGCCAGTTCTTCTTTTTTTAGTCCTGCAGCTGCTAGCGTTGAGCTGTTTACAAATCTACCATTGACATCAATGACTCGCCCAGCTTTATTGACAAAATATTGACCAGAATCGCCAGCTTTTTTCATAGCAGACTCTTGAGCCTTCATAGCTTTATCTATGCCAGAACCTGCATTTTTGACACGCTCCATAGTCGCATAGATTTTATTTAAAGTGCCTGTGACTCTATCGGTCAAAGACATGGTTGTTTGTATATTTGCCAATAGAATCACCTCACTTCTTCATTGCTTTTTTACGTTGTAGCCCCTCTTCGTGCATGACTGCAGCGAAAAAAGCTTTCTCTTCTACATCCATATTCACAAATTCACTAGGGCGAATGTAATAGTTTACGAGGGCGAAGTAGGCAAGTTGTGCCTCCGCGTCCTCTTTTATTAGTTTTTTGCCTCGTCAACCTTGTCTTGGAATGTTTGGTTGATACCGCTGAGTTCGGTCACAGCTTCCAAAATCAAGGCGCTTTCGCCCCAGTTAAACATAGTACCGAATAACTCAGAAGCTCCCATTGCTCCATAAGAATCTTGCAATTCTTTATCGTTAAGGTCAGGAACCACGATAGACGCAATACAGATTTCACGGTTATACTTAACACCGTCAAAGACACGCTCTTGGCGTCCATTACGACCAGGCTTATTGACAAAGCAACGGTCATTGATTAAGTCCGCTTCACGAGCGCTCAACACTCGAATTTTAACTGGTTCCTCAAAAGAAGGAAGTAAGACATCCTTAGTCTCTTCCCCTTTTTTGTTTTGCTTCAAAAACGCTTGTAATCCACTCACTACTATTTCCTCCTTGTGTTAGTATGTAATTTCTTGGAATTCTGATAGGATATCAAAATCTTGGAATGTGAAGTCTGTTTCTTCGTCAATGACCTCATCTGCTGATCCATCTAGTTTAAAGATAAGTGATTCTTTGAACAGAACACCTTTCAAAACGATAGTATAACGACCTGCACGAGATGTGTGATCTTCATTGGTACACTTGATATCAATACGAGGCAAAATACCTTGTTTGACATAGTTTAAAGCCATCGCCTTTAATTCTGGACGGTGGTAGTACATCTTCAACGAACCTGTACCTTCTGCACCGACAATCTTACCACCCTTCATACGAGAGTTGAGAGGGGTAACATCAGCTTTTGTGTATTCAACCTTTGCTTCTAGCGAGATAAGCTCTGCTAGTTCGTACTGCTTGTCATTGATTGTAAAGAAGACCGTTCCTTCTTTAGCAGACAAAGCATCTAATTGGTTCATAATAGCCATTAGCTAGTTTCTCCTTTCTTAATCACAGATAACCGTCATGTACAAGATTTCCATAGCATCTGTCAAGACAACTGGCAAGTTAACCACGACAGATTCTTTAGTGATACCTTGTGAAATTTCAATATCTTTCGCTTTATACTCCAAGGCTTGCTTCTGAGCAAGCGGGTCAAGAACCATTGTGATGATCCGTTGTTTAAACAACTCACGACCATTCACGTTGTTTGGCACTTTACCGATGAAGTAGTTCTCAAAGACATACTTGACATTAGTATTGATATTATCCATGGTGCGGACAAGTTTGTTCTTACCAAAGATACGACTGTGTTCTGCCGTATAGCTAGTAAATGAGTTCACATCTGACAAGATAATAACTTTTTCATTTCGATAAGCAAAGATAAGCTGACCTTTGTTGATGAGCTTTTCAGCCTCTGCTTCGTTCTTACGCTCACAGTCGATAGCGCCTGGATAAGACTTGAATGTATTGGATTGCAAGCCAGCTCCTGCATACTTACCAGCTACGAAGTATACACAGTCCTTAGCGCTTAGTTTCGTACCGTCGCTTAATGTAACCCCGTTACCCACTGATACAACACCTTCATTGTCAGCGTCAGTATAATCATTCAGGACTGCAATGACTGAACGACCAGCGTCACGCCATTTCTTGATATGGGCCGTAACAAGTGCTTTTGTTGCACTTTCATCTGTACCCAAAGCCAAGACACGGAAGTCTTGAGTGTCGAGTTTATTTAGGAAATCTTCAACCTCTGAATTGGTTGTAGCTCCATCGGTACCACCTTCAAGCAAGATTGTTTTATCTTCTGTTGTTAAAGTACCCGTTACATTCACATAGTCATTCTTAAATGGCAAGGCTGTGATGATTTGTTTATCAACTTCTTTTCCAAAGAAAACAGTTGTCACTTCAAAACCAGTCTCGACTTGTTTCTTGAAGATAACATGAATATGGTTACCAGCTAATCCTTTGTATTTAGCTGTAACGACCATATCGCTTTCTGTTTTCGTCGCCTGTACCCCAGTGTTGTTCACACCATTATAGACAAGGACCTTACCAGTTCCTTTCAAGGCTTCACGAATCGGAAGAAGTTCGTCAATCGGTTTACCAAACAGGCGGCGGAAGTTGCTTGTACCATCAACAAGTGTGAAAGCACCAGGCTCTCCCCAAGACCCAGCAATCATAACTGCTGCAATCGTATTGTCTTCCAAAGGAGTAATCACATCATCTCTTGATTCGAAATTGATGTAGGCCTTTGGAACTCGTTTATTCTGTACTGTCCATTGTGCCATTAGTTAGCCACACCCTTTCTCCAGTCTTCTAAAATGCGTCTTACTTCTGCTAGTGAGTATGACTGGTCATCTTCCAGCAAAATGTTTAACAAAGTTGCATCATCTTCAAAATACTTGAGTAATGCCTCTTTACCAAATTTATCTTCAGTGGTTGTCACCACTGGTTCGGTTACATAACCTACTTCTTCATTCATTTCCATGAGAAGTTTCACCTATCCTTTCTAATATTTGCATTGTCGGTTCTTCTTCAACCCATCGTACGTATCGAGTGATCGTGAATGTGCATATCAAGTCATTTGCATTGTATTCCACCTTCAAATCATTGATAGGGTACTTGTCCCCTAAATAACGAAAGGAAGGCGAATTAAACACCGTTTCAATCTCTTCAAACTTTTGATACAAGTCTGTTGTTTTTTCGGTGTAGTAATGCAGCAAGACAATAAAAACCTGCTTATCGTTTTGGTTTGCCAACCGCTTCCGAGTCACAGGTTTCACATCTACAATAAAACAAGGTATTTTCAATCCTTGTTGGATTTGTTCATCATATACCTTGCACCCAAACACATCTTTGAGTTGCTTGATGACGAGTGGTCTAATACTATAATCCACCTAGTTCCTCCTTTAGCCTCTCTTCGATTTGTTGCGTGATTTGTGGGATTTTCTGTTTAATCTGTTCTTCTGTCAGCCTCATCATGAAGCGTCCTTCCACCCAAGGATTGACCAAACGCTTACCAATTGCAGGGACATACCGCCCTACTTGTTGGCGGTGTCCACTTTCGACGAAAGAAGCATACTCCATAGGGTTAAATGCGATAACCTCGTACACATTCCCATTTTTGCTTACTTCCATCTTCCACGATTGATTGAGCTTACCTGTTAGGCCCTTTGGTGTTCGTTCCTTAACCTCTTTCAAAAAGGCTAGGCCGATATCTTTAGCAGCCTGCATAAACTCAGAATCAATAATTGCCTGAGCTCGTTCAAGTCGTTTCAAGAACTCTTGAACATCACTATCATCATAACCACTCATGTCGTCTCACCACAATTTCTTGATGTGTGACATAAACCATCGGGTCTTCACTGGTCAGGTATTTAACACCGTCCACAATCAATTTACTACCAGATTTTATAGCAAATTTAGGCGAACAGAAAATCTTGTGTTCTGTCTTGAGTTGGTGCGCTTCGTTCTGCTCAGTATTCACTAAGTTACGAACAGAAACACGACAAGGAACCTTCTTATAGATTTCTTTGAACTCTACAAAGTCAGCTCCGTTGGGCTTAGTCCCCTCGACAGTAGCAAATACATCCATCTTTCTATCATAGGTCCATTCAATACTTGGTCTTGCCTGAGATAAGACATCATTGATATTCATCCTACCACCTCAACTTTCTGAACCGCTGTAACTGGCTGGTAAAGTCCAGCAAGACACTTTCAGCACGTCTGGCAAGGTCTGACTTAGCCAATTCGACACGAGTATCTCCAACAGAAATATTCTTGCCTTGGACAGCTTGGTCAGGATTACAAACAACATAAACCATCTGAATGGCCACAAATCGCAACTCTAAAGGAAAATCCTCACGATTACAGTAGTTAAGAATGTTCTGCATGACTTCATCGACCACTAAATCTCCTGGATAACCTGTATAACGTTGTTCATACAAGTCAATCAAGGATTGTTTAGCATTTTCGTTATGCTTTTGAATTTCTTCCGATGTTCTCTTCTCCATCAGCAGAACCTCTCTTTCTACTTATCGTCCTTAGCGGATTTCTTAGCTAATTTGTCAAGCTCTGCTAGAGCCTTATCACGTTCAGCAAGAGCTTGGTCACGTTCAGCAACTACTGCTCTGTACTCTTGAATAGTGTAAGTCCGTCCGCCTGTAGCTGCTTCTACCACTACATACTCACCGTCCTTAATTTCTACAACATCGTAACCATTTTCCAGGAAGGTTACTTTTTCCAACTCGTCAATGTTGAGGACACGGTTATCCTTTTTTACTGTTAACATTTTCTATCCTCCTTCTTTAAGGTGCGACGACAAATGCTAGGCCTTCGTGCTTAGTCTTGAATAGCAATACATCATCGTAAGATTGTTCGTAGTACAAGTAGTTACCGCTTGAAGAAGCACTTGGTGCGTCAAGTCCTACAAATTCATATTTTTGTGGTGCTGCCATACATGGAATATGAATCAAGAAGAAATGGATTTGTTTAGCAGTTGGGTCAACCTTAGCGCCATTTGTGAAGTTGTACACGGTCTTCATGCGATCAGATGGAATAGATGGTTCAATCGTCACATCGTCCAAACGACCAATAGAACGGTCAATCACTGTACCTTGACCGTGGATATTGACTGTACGGCCAAATTGCTTGATGTTCTTGATCATACGTTTAACTGCTGGGGTACAGAAAATAACACGACCTTCTGCTGGTACTCCAGCTTCATCCATTTGTTCCATCAACTCATCGAATGTTGCGAGGAAGTTTTCCTCAGTCAAATTCAATGACTTAATTTGTTTACTTTCTGTATCAAGTTCTTTTTTACGAGAGAACAATTTAGATACCATAAATTTATCCATTTCTGGAACTTTTTCAGTATCGTTGAATGTTTTGGTAATGTTAGCAATGGAAGTAACATAGTTAGTTTCATCAACATCTGATGGGTCTACTAGTGTTGACCAATAACGCTCATTAGTCAATGTGTATGTTTCCCATTGGTTTTCATAGTTAGCGTCAATGTTCGTAATCGTGCGACGTGTACGATCTTTACGTCCTTCTTTAATCAAAAGACGTGGTACTTTCACTTCTTTAGCGCCTGTGAACTTCAAAAGTGTGTTTGATGGAGAATTCCAAAGTTTTTGAGTGAATAACAGTCCGTTTTCACTATAACGATTTTGCAAACCTTGTTGGTAAGCCTGTGCATAGTTCAATGTTGCTGGCATATCTGTTCCTCTTTTCTATTTTTGATTATAAATCTGACGTGAACGCATTAATCATCTGCGTTGTCAGGTCGTTAGCAACTGTTTCTTCTTGTGTTGCCCCTTGTGGCTTAGCACCAGCGATGTGTGGTTCTACAGCCTTTTCTGGAGCAAATAAAAAGCCTTTAGATTCCTTCAAAGCCGTCAACTGTTCATCTAATCCAGTCACCGCTCCGTTGTCACCTAATCCCAATTTAGACTTATCTAGCAGACTAGACACGATTCCAGCGTCATGAACCTTACCGCTCAAGTGCATTTCAATAGCATGATCTAACTGCATTGTCTTGAGTTGTTGTTCATGTTCCTTCTGTTGTGTCTTGTACTTGCTGTCCAAGTCTGAGTATTTTTGTTGTAGGTCAGCATTGCCCTCGGCGTCTTGTTTGAGCTGTTTCATGTCCTTATCACGCTCTTTCAACTGGTCTTGCAAGCCCTTAGCATTATCTTCTGCAGCAGATACCTTTGCTTGTAGGTCCTGTGTTGATTTCCCGTGTTCAGACATAACTGCTTCAACTTGTTCTTCAGTCAATCCTAACTGTTCCAAAAATTTACGATTCATTTCTTTTCCTCCTGTACGTTTGTTTAACGTGGCAACGACCACGGCATTTTGGTAAAGTAAAAAAGCCTTTTAACGCCATGCCCAGGGCGAAAGAAAACCGTACGGGATTCCATACGGTTAGAGCATAAGAAAACCGCCTCGATTTCGACGCGGTTAGGTTATTTATTTTTCAATTGTTTCAGTTTCTTTCTGTATTCAATTCCGACTTTTAGAGTTGAAATGACTGTTGAAATCACTTCAAATAATTTAATTATTACGAACAAAATTAACGCAAAAAATATAATCCAACCTAATAAAATTGATACTAAATCCCAGATAAACATGTCTTTACTCCTTTTAAAAAATAAGAAAAGCACTTAGATTTCTCTAGGTGCTTTGGTGTTTTATATTGCGTAGTCATATCCTAGATTTTCTTTTATTTGTTCGAACATTTCTAAAATATGACCAGGGGTGTTATCTTTGAATAAAAATCTAGGAGTTGTATCATCTGGAAAGCTAGTTTTTATCCACGGATATATTTCTGTATAAAACTGCATCATTTCTTTACTAGGCAACGCCATTACTTCCATGATAGAACCTCCTGTACTTTTTGTAATAGTGTATCATCGGGAGTATTATTTCCTAAAACTCCAACTTCTGCAACCAATTCATTAATATTATTTGTTTCAAATGCAGAGAGAGCATTAATGCTAATCCTATATAAATACATTGTATCAATACTATGTTGTTTTTTTACATAGGTTACCAAGTCTCTATTCAAATACGTCATCGCTTCTTCAAGACTATTATAACGCTTTTTATTTGCTTTGTAAAACGCTTTTGCAGAATCCCAATGTTGTTTATGAGTCAACTCATGAACTATTGCTTCTTTAATGTCTTTTGCAGCAAAGAATCCGTCTGATAAAATATTTTTGAATTCTTTCTCCGAACTAAGAGCATCACTTATAAACAAAATATCCTGCTTATAGTCATATCCAGCTAGACCAGGCAGCTTTGATTTTTTTAAAAACACAACAGTTGGTTTTGAATAATCAGGTAATTGGCGGAAAGCTTCTTGAACGTTCGCCACTGTATCTCTAATTTTCTTACCATTGTTCTGAGTCCAAAAATCAAACTCGGTTCCGCTAAGTTTTTTGGCATTCACTCGAATATCATTTCCAACAACAAAAGACTGTTGTTTTGCCATTAAATCAATTGAACTCATACCCTGATTATACACCTTTTCCCCGTCTTTCGCAAACAGTTTTTCTTTAATAGCTTCACCTTCACGCTCCCAACCTGCAAAGATTTCGTCCAGAGAACGTTGCTCAGTGGCTAGTTTTACTGAGCCGTCGTTTTGCAAGATATTGAAGTAAGGACTAGGTTTATCAGACTTGACTGCAGGTCTGATAGTAGAACGGCAACGAACATGAAATGGCGGTGCGGTTCGACCTGGTTCATATTCCTTAACAGAATGAACCTCGTGATTTTCTAACCTGCAAATCTCACTTGTACGACTGTCTAAGACCGCTACAATTTCGTAGTGGTCACCGCCTAATTCCTTGATAGAATCTAGTGTCGCAAGGTTATTGTAAAAGGTCGTCTCAGTCCTAACAAGCGTATCAGCTCGATGATAGGCAACTCCTGTACGTTCAGAAAGAGCTCTAGCCATTCTATCAATAGACCAGCCACCTGTTAGACCTTTATTGATTGTATCGCTGATAGATTTATAAACAGCTGCATCATGCCCCCACACATTCGTTGAGAATGTCTTACCACTCCAGTTACTAGCCATCTTATGCCTTACTGCATCTACACCTAATATTGGTTTCTCTATGATTCCGAAATGTGCCAAGTTCTTAGCTTGATGGATTTTACCTTTGATGTAGATGTCGCTCAGAGCCTCTGTAACCTTGTCATGTATGCCGTCTGGCTTTCCGTATAGCTCAGCCGTCAGACGCTCAATTTCGGCCAGCAAAGCCTCCTTGCGACTGATACGATGGCGGTAGCTCAAGGCATCCAACAAAGGAGTCGGTGTGTCAGGATTCAAGGCCATCTCACGGAACCTTTCAAGGGTTACATGCTTAAATTCTCTACGCTCTTTATCCGTCAGATATTGCTTAGCCTCTGCATGAGTCATCTTGTTATCAACTGCATACCTCGCATAGAACTTCTCAATCTCAGAAATCAGCTGATGTTTATAATCTGCTAAAGATTGGCCAATCTGGGCCATGTACCTATCCGCTACTATCTGAGCGTTGTGTTCCTGTTGTAAAGCACGTTCAGTCCAGTACTCATCTATCTTTTTCTTGTCCTTGGTCGTCATCGTCATCCTCTACCTTTTTGAAATTGGTCTGAGAGTATGGATCTTGTCCTTGTTCCTGTTGTTTTTTCAATCGTTTCTCAACCTCTGGTTGATACCACGGATGTTGTTCACGAATACTTAGGTCGTCTAAGATACCGATTGAGTTCACACAATCTTGAATAGCTTCAGACTCGTTTGAAATGATGTCACGGTTAAAGACATAAGTAAATTTAGATGCGTCAAATGCTACTCCTTTGTTAGCTGCATACTGTTCTACAAACCAAAGAAATTGCTTAATACCTTTTTGAAACTCATTTTCTAGCTCATTACAGTCTAAATCAAGGTCTGTATAGCGCCATTTAAGAGCCTGACCACTTGCATTGCCTAGATTATCATCTTGGGTATCAATGGCTCGTGCAGCCTCATACAAGAACTTACGTGAGCGTTCAATATCTGCTTCAACTCCGCTAGTATCATTGTCTGCTTGCAGGGTATCTACACCACCATCACTAGAAACCTTGATAGAGCGGAACTTATTCAGATTATTCATGAACTCGCCCAAGTCTGCGCCTTGGTAGTTTTTCAAAACGTAAATCAACTTCGGCATATCTGCCAACATATCAGCATTAGTAGACATTTGAAGTTGAATATTATCAATCAGAGACTTGGTTTGGACTAAAAGACCATCTTCATACTCATTGTAACGGAATGGAATCAGAGGGACTTTCTCCCAAGTATAAGGAATCCGTGTACCATCTGTGTTGACGTAATAAAAATTCCCCTTGGTCTCTTTAGATAGCGGATTGAGTTCAAGGTGTGAACCTGTCCAGATATAATCTGTAATTCCTTGTTCATCGTAGTATTCTACAAAGGTTTTAGTCTTCTTCACTCCGCTTTCATAAACTGCTTGTTTGTAGACACGTACAAAGGCCGATAATTCCAAATGACGCTCATCTTTCCAAAAAGGGATAATCTGTTCACTTGGGATTTTAAACAAGCGTAGACGGCCGTTCTCGTCGTAATAAGGCAAGCCATAGGCTATCCCTTTCATCACCGCCTCTTTACCGAGTGACTTGATGGTAGATAAAAGGTCCTCATCAAACACGCTATCTATAAAGGCTTGGGATTTTTCTCCCTCAAGCGAGATTGTCGGTTGTTTAGAAAACAAATAACCGACCTTCTGGTCTACCAACTTCTTAAACAACCCTAATTCAATCCTTGAGTTCGTCCGCCAGTCTACATCTACTTTCTTATTTCGGATATCCGTGCGGTTTCGATAGTAGTTGTAAGCCTCTTTCATTGTGCTTACTTTCTCAGAATTCTGGTGTTCTTTTATCTCAATCTCTAGTATTTCATTTTGGGTTGTATTCTTAATCAACAACCGCCTGATTAACCATTTAAACCAATTACTCAACATTTCTCCTTCTCCTACCAGAATGATATTCCTGGCTGTCTCATATCGTCTTCAAACGCATATCTAGTTGCGTCGATTGTGTGGTCGTTTACTTCCTCTAATTTAGGCTTAGGATTTCCATCACGGTCAACGGCGTAGTCGGCGCTTTCAAACTCTCTTGCAATGTTAGGTGTACGTTCTGGATCTATCACAATAGCATCCAAATCATCCAACCAGCGTTCTCCATACTCACGACTATCAGGACCTTTCTTAGCACCTTGGACAAGTGGAATATTCAGCTGCAGTTTTAATTCATCAATTGACTTAGGTTCTGCGCTATCACAGGTTATCATCTGAGATTGATAGCCTTTCTCACGGATTCTTTCAGCTAATTCACGGTTGCTAATCTTTACGCCGTAAATCTCATCGATAGCGTAGATAACACGTTTCTTCTTGTCATAATGCCATCTTACAAAGGCCAGAGGGTCGTTGGCGTAACCAAAGTCGTTACCTTGTCGAATATTATCAAACCTTGCTATCTCCTCGTCTGTAATCTTGCGGAACACTAGATTTTCAAACGGTGCTACACCCGAACCGATAGCCTCACCCAGATACTCCCAACGGTAACGCTTCTCTGAACGCTCTCTCGTAGCCTCTGCTTCTTCTATAAAGGCTTGGGATATATATGGGTTATCTAAGTAAGTCGAATGGTGTACGTGGGTGTTAGGAGGCTGTATAACACTCTCATACTTCTTATTCACCCAAGACTGTTTTCTTTTTGGAGGATTGTAAGAGTAAAAGAATTTATAAAAAAGACCATCATCCAATTCTCCACGAAGAAGGGAGTTGGTGATCGTCTTCACTTCATCTTCGGTTTTAAACTCAGCTAACTCCTCAATCCAGCCTATCGCAAATGGGAAGCGGCTGTCTTTCAAGGACTTAATACGCTCTGGATCTTGTGCACCACGGAAGATAATATAATTTCCTCTTGGGATATAGGTTATCTTCAAAGGGGACTTATTAATCTTAAATAAATGACTAACCCCTTGCTCACTAATCGCCCATTTCAATTGCTCATAGACCGATTGTTCTAAGGTATTATCCGTCTTACGAATACATACGGCATTGACTGGATAGCGCATAATCAGTTGAATGATAGTGTGTCCGAGGTCGCTTGACTTACCAGAACCACGCCCACCCTTTTCAACCACATGTAAGATTTTAGGGTCAAATGCTGCACGCCACATAGAATAAAAAGCCTTTGGGATAAATTCGCTCATTCTACGCTTCATCGCCAACTCCTATATCATCAACAAATTGAACAGCCGAAGACATCTCGATTTCTTTTCTCTCTAAATAAGCCCCGTTCACTCTGAATATGTGGTCTAGAGACCGCTGTCTTTCTTCAATCGTTGGAGTAAATTCATAAGTCGTTTCCGACACCTTTACACCTTCTTCATTCTTTACAGTTTTTTTAGAATACCCTTTTTGAGTTTCCCCTCTAGCTATACTAGCAGAGATTGCCAAGGCTTCTACGATTGACATTGAACGTTCATCAAAAAGCTCCTCTGTACGTTTTTTAATGTATTCAGAAATGTCAACTTTTGTCAACAATCTTTGTCCTATAGACCTCGCTGTTTTATCAGAATACCCTGCTTTTATCGCAGATTGTGTTGCGTTTCTACTGATGATGTACTCATCAGCGAAGTGTCTTTGTCTTTCATTCAATTTTCCATCACCACCTTTCAAATAATCAAAAAAAGCCACACGATGTGCGACCTTTTCAAGACCTCTCACTGCGAATTAAAATCGCAATTGGAACGACAGGACTCGAACCTGTGATGTCTCAATTCCCTAAGCAGGACTTAATCCATCTGCCATATATCCATTAACCAGCATGAGACTACTGCTTTAAGCGAGTGACTTTTGATAACTTATAGTTTATTACCTTGTCCACAAATATTCCTACTTGTATCACTCATGCACGATTGGTTAGACCAATCACTCCTTACATCACAAACTACTAAGCCATTTTTCAATTGACGAAGACCCCGCTAAAAGTCTAAGCTGCTTTACTCTTTGACTTTACTCTCATCCTTGCGAGACTTGAGTAGGCAATCTAATTGCCGAAGTACACTTTCGTTTGTGACGGGCGATGACTTTTGCTTTTTTTGAGTTTTTTCTATCTTGAATAGCTTTTAAAATATAAAAATCATCTTTTATCTATCACAGACACGCATCGCCATGTGTTTCATTCTCTTTTGAAGAACCAAATGCACAGCGCCTGCTTGTTATCGATTGTTTTGCGGACAATCAACTCACCTTACATACTTTTGGGAGGCGCCCAATTTTTGTAAGATATGGTATTAAGCTCTTGTTGCACCTCAAACAAAATACCTCTTTCATCTTATAGACTCGTTTCACAGCCAAACTGCCACGTTTGCATTTCCTCAGCACCTTGCCGTTGGAATCTCCCTGCTTTAACTTCGCCTACCTATTCCAAAACTGAAATAGTTAAGATTAAATTGCTTAGATTGACCATTACTGGCAGGATGTTTGATAGATTTAAAAACATCCTTTTCCTGAGTTACCACAGATTATCTAGGCTAAGCCCTAAAAATGCAAAGCGACTACTACCTTGCGTGTTAATTAGTAATCATTTTGAAAGTTTTCCTTTTTTGTAGTCTTTAACGGCGATGCCCGGAATCGAACCAAGGGAAACATAGGAGAGAAACCACTTGCCTGTCACCGCCAAAACGAGACCGAAGCCTCGGAAAAATATAATAAAGTATAAAGGAGACGTCAATGAACGAAATAGAGGGAGGGACTCGAACCCTCAATGCCTTTACGACACCCTGATTTCAGGTAACCATCTACCAAATTCTGAGACCTCTCTTTTCAATTCTTGACACTACCATTCTAACAGATTTTTAGAACCGTGCTGTTCCAAAAAATCCCATACGATCACTATGAGGTTAGATGACTTCTTCCAAAGCTAAGACCGCCTCATTTTTTAACCTGTAATAGGTTGTACGACTCATCTTCAAATCATAACAAACGCTATCAGCGGTGCCTTTGTTGATGTAAGTCATTCTTAATACCGCCCTGTGCTTGGGATTTTTAAGCCTGTTGATCATTCTACCAAGTTCAAGTTTTCTGTTAATGACCTCTTTAGTATCCTGCTCTATAGCCTCTTTCATCACTACCAACCGAGTATAAACATCATCAACTTTTCTAGTCTGTCCACCTTGGACTTTGACACCTGACCACTTAGGACTTGAGAGCAAACCTGCCTCAAGCTCATTGATTTCATCTATACGGCTTTGGATGTCCATGTCAAGGTCTTGTAATTCTTTCAATAGCTCTTTAGCCTTGTTCACTCTCTATCTCCTTTGTGATATAATAGTCTTAATAGGAATTTAGCTGAGGCAGAGAGTGTCTTAGCTTTTTTTATTTATCAAGGGTATCTTTTCGGTCTCATTTCTTATCCTCCAAAAGCTCTCTGTTTTCGTAGATGTTGCCGATGATTTCAAACGGATATGTGTTATCTTCAACCAATTCAGCTAAAGGTTCCTGTTCGTTATATTTTTTCGACTCGAACATAAATAAAGCATGCTCTTCATCCCAAAATATATTCAAATTTATCACTTCATCATCAGTTTTGCATGCCAAAATATCCCCCTCAAAGATTTCCCTGCCGTTTTTATCTTTGAGTCCTGTTGATTGCATGATAGTTGCATTTTCATCTTCAAGGTAAAAGTCAAAACTATAGCCACAAAAACATCTTGTCTTATCTTTCTCAAAAACGAGAGCCTTCACTCTTAACATTTGATCAATGTCTGTCAGCCAAACCCTAAATTTCGGTATCATACCAAATCCTCCTCTTTGACGAACGATCCGTCTACCATCTTGCCTTTACGGTCTTTAATCTCGTTCCAAGCCATCTGGAAGCACTCAGCGATAGACCAACCTTTCTGCTGACAGTAGATAGTCAACACTACCAAAATATCACCCACGGCATCCTTGCCCTCATCATCTCGTTTCTTGAGATGTGCCTGCGCCAGTTCGCCTGCTTCCTCAAATAGCTTCAATGCTTGAGCCGTGCTATTGTCGGGATTGTCTAGCCCTCGCTCTTTCGCCCAATGTTCAACATGATGCGCTAATAATTCCATGTTTGTTGTCATAGTAACACCTCATCCCCAACTTTCACTTTATCATACACGTCCTTAGTAATCACGAACACACCGTAGTCACGAATGGTAAGCGTATATAGCTTGCCGTGTCGTCCTTTCTCAAGGACTTTGCCGAATATCTCAGCGCCTGCGTTATCTGCCTTATAGACAACCATCGGGCGCTTCTCTTCTAGTTTTTTAATATGGATACTCTGCCAGATGTTTAGTCCAGCAGATAGAATAATCCAGATTGCGACAAATCTTTTCAATCTGTTACCTCCTCAATCTCAACACCTTCACAATCGAACACCCATCCGAATCCAGCTTCTTCGAGTTCTTTGCGAGTAAGTTTAGAATACGCTCTGCTGCTGTAGAAAAAAACAGCATTCTCATCAGGATTGTTCATAATGTACTGACCAGATGCTTTAATCTTAACCAGATACCTCTTTTCTTCATCAACCTCGTAACCAAATTGGTGCATGTTGACGAGGGTTTGAAATGCTTTTTTTGAACAATTAAACCAGTTTTTGAATTCGGATTCTTCTTGATCCTCCCAATTATAGATGTAATCCCAAATGTTATAGTCTAAATCATTTTCATTTCTCTCATACCAATCCGCCACAAACTGCTTTACTTTGACTTTTCGGGGTTCGTCTAGTTGTTTGATTAATGTAATTGCAGTTTCGGTCGGAATGCCTTTGACTACAGTTCCAAACATATTCAAACCATGAATCCCGATTTCTTCAAATTCTTTAATCAATTCCTGCTTATTCATCTTCTAACTCCTCAACTTACCTTGTGGTTTTCCAGATTTCCAAATTCTTGGCCATGGTTTACAAAATATGAACCAATCAGGATAGCGTCAGCTTCATCGTCTTTAACGTTCAGGTCGAATTCATCAGACACCTTAGCAACGGCCTGTAGCTTCATTGATTTTTTACTTCGGTCCTTATAGCTAAATTTCCAATACTTGCGCCAGGTCGACACGTTCACGAAGTACACATTGTCAGCAATCAGTCTGCCAAGAATGATACCTGTAACAATTCCAATACTGATCATAGACTGCTGATTTGGCCCCATTACCGAGTTCTTCTCGACCACAATCGATTCAAAATGGCAGTCGTACTTCTGGAGCGCCCTTGATTGAATCGCTCGCAATTCACTAGCCATGAACCGCCCACGTTCAAAGAATGACTTGCTTTTATGCTTTAAGACACCACTCTGGACAAGTTCAGAGCCGTGAAATATGGCCCAACCTGTCGCAGTAGTCGAAATGTCTAACGATAATGTCAGAGATTTCATTGCAGCTCTCCCTTGATTCCACAAAGATCGAATAGATTTCGCTTGTTGTTCTCGATGAACTCAAAGAACTTCTGAAGTTCGGCTAAGTGGCGTTTCTCCCTCTTGACTCCAAGGCTCGTATGATACTCTGTTGGCGTTTTCGGTGTTACCCTGATGTCTAGCCAATAGAGAGGCTCGAACACGTCGCCACTTGTATCAAGAGAAGCATCTGCGTCCGTATTTCTGAAATGCATCTGCATATCATATTCAATCTTGTTTGTGATCGTGATATTCTTATCTACGATTTCGAGTGCAATACTCGTTCCTGCTATATCGATTTTATAATTCATTTATTTTCTCCTGATTTATACTGCTTTGGGTAGTAATTTTACTTGTTTCATCCATTCCCTGGCTACATCCCAAACCTCACTGGGAACATTTTTGTTGTATTTTCCACGGAATTGAATTATCTTGCCTTGCTTTACTTCGAGTGTGTAAAGAGGTTTTTTAGGTTGATTTGATAGACGGACAAACACTATTAAGGTATTCCCTTTAAAATGCTTGTCTGTGTACGAGCTTACGCAATGATGTAGCTTCTTGCCCTCATAGATAAGTTCGGCCACTTTTCTAGGAACGTGAAATGCGTATCCTTGGATGGTCTTATCCATTCCTTCTCTAAGTTTGAATTCTGCTTCAAGCTGCTTACGTTTCTTCTTATCTTCCAGTTTGCGTTTTTCTTCAACGAATTGATTATATAATCCGACCGTGTGATTATGCATGGCCGTAAAATCCTTTGGAACAAGCATAGCATCACTTTCAGGCTCAACCCCCATTTCTCGTAACATTTTGAGGTAATCAAGATATTCATTGAACTCAATTCTGTTCTTGATAACCCAATTCTGAAACTTATTGATCCCGACACCTTTCGGTATATGCTTGATATCGTGGTAAGTCAGATAAGACTCAATGCCAGGCACCAGTCGGCCGTTCCGTTCTTTTAATCGACGGCTCAACTCAAATTCATTAAAACTACGATTTGAATTCTTGAAAAATTGTTTATTCCTCTGAAGCCATCTGCGATTCAAGGTTCGCATATCTACGTTTTTGGTGAATCCAGTGTAACCTGGATACATGATTTCGTTGGCCAATTTGTAAGCATGAATTTTCTGAGCGAATTCAATTTCAAACTTATATTTGTAAAGCCGTTCAATTTCCCAGTAGCAAATATTCCCGAACTTCAAATATTTGAGTTCAGATACCTTTTTAAGTTTTTCAACCCATTTGTTTGGATAGAATTTATTACCAGTATAATACCCTCCGCTAAAGAAATTAGCGAATAGATACGGATAAAATTGTCCGTTGTAATCTTGGCCAATCTTCACATGTTTGTCATTTTCGAATCGCTCCAAATTTGTAAAATGCCAATCGATAAACTGTTTTCCTTCAACCAAATTCGACCTAAATTCATAAGATTGTATCTCAATGCGCTTCGAGGTACTGAGAATGATAGAGAAAAAGTAGGTCTTGTCATAAAAAGTGAGCCGTGACGACTTTGTCAGTCGTTTCTCGATACAATGGCCAAGGTTCAAATCTGAAGCGATTATGGTCTTGTCCTTATTGCTCCATTTGTACGTTGTGATTTGCGAGTAGCACCAGCTCCAGAAACCTGCAGGTGGCTTCAATCGTCTATCTGCTTCTCGCTTGCATTGTTCGTTGATCTTGCTCATGCTAGTTCTTCAAAAAGGTCCAATTGACCTTCGACTACTCCTTTCTCCTTCTTAATTTTAGGCTTCTTGATGATCTCATCACCTGGACCAGCGCCTTTCTTAATTTTAGCGACATCCACATTTTCTTCAGGAGAATCCTGATTTTTCTCTTCCTTTTTCTTCTTGATAGATTCGACTGGTACCTGTTCGATGTTGGATACTTTTGAATTTGAGATAAAATATTCTCGAATCCATCCAAAAACAGTGTTGTCATCGATGCAAGCTACTCCATTTTCAGCGAATTTGCGCGCTTTTTCTTTCGCATACTTCAGAGCACATTTCAGAGAGTATCGCTCTTTTAGGATGCCTTGGAATAACTCTTCGTCCTCTTGGTCGCAAATCCAGTTATGAATGCGATCAAGTGAAAGATCATGTGGTTTATTTAATTCCTCTAGCAACTTAGCCAGGGCTTTTTCTTTGATTTCATTCATTTCATTTCAAAAAATGCGACTGCCTCTGTTGTTGTGAGTTTGGCTAAATACAGGCAGTCGCTCGTCCAAGGTCACATGACCTTCATTGACGCTTTCTAGTTCGCAGTTTTACAAGAATGCCCGGCTTGTTTATTTTTGAGTTGTTTCCATTTTGGAAATAGTTGGTTTTTCAAACTTAATAATCACTTTCAATCAGGTCATTCAAGCTAACTACTGCATTCAGCTTTTTCTGGCTTCTGCAATAATCGCAATGACCACATTTTTTAGGCTCTTTCCGGCCTTGGATAACCTCCCAAACTTCTACAATTTTAGACTTGATTTTGTCTAAACCTTCTTCAAGCCATTCATCATCGATTTTCAAAATGTCACGATCTGGCACGTTTTCCTTGCTGACTGCTACGATGTATGGTCTGAAATCTTTACCAGTCATCTGTTTTAAGAGTTCACGATACAATCCAAGCTGACCATGATATCCAAAGTTAAGAATATTGTTAACTGCTGCAGGAACTTTCTTTTTAAGTTCTGCGCTCCATTCTTCAGCATAGATGGACTTCATGGTTTTTAAATCCACGAAATAGCCACGACTCAAGTTGACACTGTCCAGCTTACCTTTGACTGGAACCCCTTCGATTTCTCCATAGACAATCAACTCTTTTTGAACTTCGTCTGACGGATAACCATGGTACAAATGATTAAATCCATCGTCATCCTTTAGACTTGCAATCATCTTATCGCCAATCACAAAGTCAGATTTTAGATTTCCTTTGTTTTTCCCAGTTTTGGCCAAGATTTTGTCGCCATTTTCATCCATGAACTGCTGGTGTGCTTCTGGGCTTTCAAAGTAGCTATGAACATAGTTCCCAAGGAGGAGAGGGGTCTCGTCCCTCTCTTCTACCCATTGGCCACTGTCCAAAGCAAAGGCCTTGGCCTGGCATTGCTGATACCGTTTAAAGCGTGAATTGGTCAACCAGTTTGTGTCCTGGTAGTAGTTCTCTTGTGTTAATTCTTCCATGGCCTACTCCTTAATGTTGGTCGTGTTTCCCTCAAAGAAACTGATCTCTTCCAAAACTTCTCCCGTTTCTTCGTTAAAGTCTGGAATTTCATCTGCTGGGTATTCGGTAGAAGCTAACTCGTCAGGAATTGCCGTTTTTTCAGCCGTTTTTGGGGGTGTTTTGCTTTCTTCGGTAAATTCTCCATCTACCACGTTGTCTGGCTCTGTGGGCGTGCTAGGGGCTTTTAAAATGTCGTCTAACGTTTCAGCTTCTTCTCTCACTGGTTCAGCTTCTTTCATTTGGCGCTCGTTATCATACTCATTTTCTGTAGTACGGTTCACAGCATCAATAAATAAATCATTATCATCACTAGTATTAAAGAACTGTT